AATTAGTTAGGGTAGGTGAGTATTGAGTAGCTGCTTCTTCTGATAACCAGCTATTATTGTTTTCGTCATACCATCTATTGTTTATTTTTGTTATTGTCATATATTAAGGGGAAGATAGTAACTATCCTCCCATCTTATTTTTAGCTATCAACACCTCTAGCCGCAACATAAAGTTGATTATCTTTATTTACGCTTAGCAATACCCATTTAGGTTTATCTGTATTCAGTATCATTCCAAATACTACTGGCATTTCATCGTCAATCATACTTTTAGCTTTGGTAACTAACTCTGCTGGAGCATTAGTCACACCATAATTCCAACCTTTACTAGTTATTTCTTCACAGATTTTATAAGTCATATTTTAGTATCATTAGTTGAAGTTGGATTAGTGATGAAACTTATCTGACTAGTACTTGTGACTTTATCCAGGGCATCAATAGAACAAGTAAACATGGCAACAGTATCGACACAACGCTTTTGTAGGACATTGGAAGAAGCTAAACTATAAGCATATGCAATACCACTACTAGTTTGCTGATAATTCAAACTTTGCCCTGGAGCTACACTATATTGTGAACTTTCTTGAATTGCATCCTGATTAGCACCTAGATAGATAAACTGCCAATTAAGACTTTGTTTATCCGCTATCCTTCTAGACAGATCATCCTTCTTAAACTTAGTACTGCTATTTTCCGCCCCATCAGTAATGACTAGAAAAATAATCCTACCAGGCCTGTCTTCTTCTTTAGTCACATTAATAAACTGTGTGCAATCATCAATAGCTTTACAAAATGCATCTATTAATGGAGTTCCACCTACAGGACTTATCTCTTGAATAGGAGTGATGTCGTTAATATTAACTTTATCGAAATGAACTACATAATTGAAATTAACATCAACAGGTTCTCCATGATTAGAATTATAGTTAGTAAACCAATTACTAGGATGACTAACACTACTAAAGAATACTACCGAAGTAGTACATTTAACATTATTACTACTATCACTTAAATCTTCTGCAAAACTAAGATTTCTATCCTGGCTTGGCAATACCTTCTGTTGATTCAAGAAGTTATTTATGCCATCTACGGTAGCTTGTCTAGTATTAAACATGCTACCACTATTGTCTACTAATACTACGATATGTGTATAATTTGTATTACTCATAAGTCTGGTTCTAAAAGTCTCTGGGCCGGGTCAAATTCTTCTCTTAAAGTTGATTCACGAACAATTTCTTGGGGTTCTAGGTTTATTTTATTTAAATAATTAGCGCAATGTATGCAACTTCTACAAGCATGACAAGCATAACAATCTCTGCAATTACTACAATCATAACAATTAATACACGCAATACAATCATTACACCAACTACAACGACTACAATCTCTACAATCTCTACACTCTCTACAATAACTACAATCTCTACAACTACTACAATTAGTTAGGGTAGGTGAGTATTGAGTAGCTTCTTCTTCAGTTATCCAACTATTATTGTTTTCATCAAAGTATCTATTATTTCTTTTAATTATTGTCATAGATTTGGATCTAAATTTCTATCTTCATCTGAATACATAGTTCTAGTAGTAGATTGCTCGTCTACTGGTCTTACTGTAGGTCTTAGAGAGGCTGTATAATTTGTAGGATCTTCATTTAATGATGGAACAACACTTCTAGTATCAACTACAATTTCAGATCCTCTAATTCCTTGTAGTACTCCTCCTACGCTAGCAGGAACTCCAACGACAGTATCTCTTCTCATAATATTGCTTACCTGCCTTATATATTCCATCTCTGTCCTTAAAGAATTAATCGAATTTGCTAATAATTCTATATTAGATCTTAGTTCACATACGTCTCTATAACGACTATCTAAATTACTTTTAAGTCCTTTTAATTCAGACTGGGCCGAAAATTGATGAGTAGGTAAACTACATACTTCATTACTCTTACCTATGTAAATTATATGCTTACCTACATAAGTTATATCAGCGCCTTTAGTTTCAGGTTTAATACTGTTGAATAACCAATTAATGAATTTAGCTTTGAGTTTGTTTAACATAAATTATGAATTTACCCCCAACCCTCCAGCCCCTTTAGATTTAAGCTTAATATTTGATATTTTAAGCCTAAGTTGTTGATTTATAAGCAGAGTATTGTCTGCTAATGAGTTAATTTTTATCGTATAAAATAGTAGAGCTGAATCAAATAAGCCAATACTTAATATTTGATCCAGCATTAAGGAAATCTATACTAACCTATTTATATGTCAAGGAGAGACAGTAATTGAGGAACTATTGATGGTAACGGTTTCAGGAGTGGATAAAGTACTTAAATCATCCGTTTGTTGACATAGAATTTGAATGTCAGAATATATGTGTGTACTTATATCAGTTAATAAAGTGGGATCTTCTGATATTAAAGATATGGCACTATCTCTGAAAAACATATTGCCTTGATTAGGACTACTATAAGGCAAATCCTCCATCTCAGTAGGTGAAGCTACAGTATAGAAAGTATCGTCAAAAGTACCATCAGCTCTAACAATACGTTGTTTGACAAATATATGAGAATCTATATTATTAGAAGAAGTGACGGTAATATTTAATAAGTAGTTGCTCGGTCTGGTTGATTGAGCAGTCTGTTGTGTTAATGTTATGGATGTCATACCACAAATTATTATATTAAACAAATTATGGCAAGTATTTTAAGCATACCTTATGACCCGGAAATCGTTGAAGTAAGCCCTGATGCTTCTGCTCCACCTAAAAGTTATATTGTTCCTAAATTCGATAATTTTGGTAAAAAGAAAGTAAATGGTGAAATGGTAGGTGGTAGTAAAGAAGCAGAGAAACTAAAAAGATTAATGTTAGATAGTATGCAGAATAGAGGTTCTTTGATGCCGGGGTTTGTAATGACTCCTACTGGCCCTATAAAAGCAGTACATGCTAAGCAGGAACCTTTAACTATTAAATTTACTAAGCAAGCAACTGAAGAAGTACAAAACTTAACCAAACCTAAAAAAGGTAAGAAAGCTAAACTACAAGAAATTGAATCATTACCTATTATGGAAGAAACTATGCCTACTAAAACAGAATACCCTGTCACTTTCATTATTGAGTCAGGTAAGATCAAGGGTATGATAGATGCAGTATTGGAAGATGAATTATTCCTGGCACTAGTATTTAATAATGAGGGATCAGTAACTTATGTACCAGAACAAGGCAGTCCATTAAAATTATTGTTACCTGATAAAAGACAATTAAATGTAGTTTTTTCAGGCTCTCAATTAGATTGGTACAATACTAATCAACAAATATTATTATTCCTTAAACAGGAAAAAGTTAGCTAAACATAAGTAATGATGCTATAATTAATTCTATGATTGATATTAATGATTTAATCAAGATGGCAATGGAACCAGAACCTGAAAAACTAGAAGAACAACATTCTCCTACCAGAAAAGTATATGATGCTGTATCTAATAGTGCTACAGTTTTAGGTAGTGGTGTAGTGGCAGGTATTGCTAGTCTAAATTCATTAGATCAAAAAGCACCACCAAAAACTATATGATTAAATATGGCATCGTAGATAAAGACTCTCATTCAGATTTCGACCTTACTAAAAAGGCCAAGTACTATGATGAACTAGGTACTGAGATTGCTGATGAGCAGAACAAAGATAAGCTTAAAGAACCTAAATTGATAGAAATTGAACCTACTAAGCAAAAATCTTCTTGACTTTTATTTGTTATCTGATACCGTAAAACATTAAGTTATCTAGTTAAAAAAGCTACCTGTTTCTGTTGCATCAGGACCCTAGTTTGGGAGTTAATGCAACTAACTAGATAACTACAATAATATATGAATAATCCAATAATGAGAGCTAAGCTTAAAGTAGATTCAATCACTTTAACTGAATATGGACAAATACTAAACTTAACTGTTAAGTATTCTGACAATCCTGAAGATAATAGCTATTCTAAATATACACCCGTAGCTTCAGCTTCACTTACTATTACTAATCCAGCTTTAACAGACAAGTTTAAACCAGGACAAGTGTTCTATGTAGATTTTAGTGAAGCGTGAATAACAATTCTGAAGAAATGAAAGAAGAGTACTTAAGTTAAACTACACTAATTTACAACCATTATGGATAGCTATGTAGGGAATTCAGAGAAAAGTAATAAATCATTGGTAATCCACAAATTATAAAGAATAATATATGAGCCAAGGCCACTTAACTGAAATTGATAATGCACAGATACCTAACTTTTTTGGAGCTGGTGCAGGACCATTAAGATATTCTAATCCCTTCTACGGGGTCCCGCAGCAATTTCTACCATTAAATATTGACCATCAAATTTGGTGGTCTGCACATTTTTTGGTACGCTTTGGCTTTTACAGAACCGCATTGGAGAGAATAGCTAACTATTTCATTACTTCTCTTAAGATAGAATGTGATGATATTGATACTAAACAGAAATATGAAGATGCCTTTGAAAAACTTAAGTGGAAAGAAAGACTTGCAGAATCAGGATTAAACTTGTTGTCTTCCGGCAATCTTATGGTCTCTGTAGCCCAGGGATTTGATAGATTCCTTCAATGTCAGACTGAAGGTTGTAAGAGAATTACTAATATACAAAAGATAGACAATTATGAATTTACAGCAAAAGGACATTATATTCTTCAATGCCCTCAATGCCAGGTTAAAGGTGATCATTTATGCATAGATAAACCTAGTAAAGATCTGGAAAGACTTAACCTTATTTTCTGGAATCCTAGGGAAATTCAGATTAGATTTGATAGAACTACCAATACCTCAGAATACTTGTGGGATATTCCTCAAGAATACAGCAGTAAAGTCACTCAAGTAAACAATAAGTTTTTTAGCAAGGTTACTCCTAAACCTATATTTGATGCTATTTATAATAAAAGATTGTTTGCATTTAACAATAAGAACTTTGTACATATTAAAACACCTACTCCAGTTCTTATGCCTCAAACTGGTAAGGGTATTCCACTTTGTATTTATTTATGGGATTCGTTCTTCATGCTTAAAGTATTAGAACGTTATAATGAAACTATAATGTTTGAAGATATAGTTCCTTTTAGAGTATTTAGCATGGCTCAACCTGGTGGAGATAATAGGCAAACAAGTCCTGTTATTCATCAAAATGCAAGTCAATGGAAGGCACACATAAATAATATGATAGAGAAGCATAGACAAGACCCAGGTGCTTATCATATGTTCCCCTTTCCATTTCAATATGACCATTTAGGTGGTGATGGTAAACAAATTGCACCTACTGAGCTTATTCAGAACACTATAGGTAATATTCTTAATGCCCTTAATATACCTCAAGAACTATATACCATGAATCTACAAGTACAAGCTATGAGTCCAGCACTTAGATTATTTGAGAATAGCTGGTCTTTTATGATTGATGTATATAATAACTTATTACAAGAAATAGCAGATATCATTAGTAAAATTCAAGGATATGCCAAGGCTAAGGTGAGTATATTGCCAGTCACTCTTTCAGATGATATTGAACGTAAGAGTATTATTGGTCAATTAGTCAGTGCTAATTCAATTGCTAGAAGTACCTTGCTCGACATTTACCATCTCGACTTCAAAGACCAGCTCAAGAAGAAGATGGAAGAAGATGAGATTACAAAAGAATTGCAGGAAGAACAACAAATTAAAGATCAACTTAAGCAAATGGCTGAATCTGGTCAATCTAATCAACAAGGTGGTTCTAGTCCAGGTGATGTATTGCAACAAGCCCAGACTATTGCTCAACAACTATTCCCGTTAGATGGAGCACAACGCAGAACTGAATTGCAGAAGATTAAAGCTACTAATCAAACATTATGGTCTAGTGTTAAATCTGCTTTGGACGATATGACTAGTCAGGCTAAGTCACAGGGAGTACAAGGAAGCAAACAACAAGCTCAAGGCGGGCAGCAACAATAATTATGTCTAAACCAAACAAACCCAAAACTACAACTACTGACGCTATTCTAGGTAAGGCTAAAATACTTAAAGAAGTAACTTATCCTACTACCTGTCTGATCTGTGAAAAGACCATACCAGCTGAAAGGTTAGAGGCACTTAAGTTAATGAATACTACTAGAGATAGATGGACTTGTATTGGTTGTAGTCAGGTAAGTAAAGTTAAAGGTTTATACTTGGGTGAGAGTGGAACTAGTCAATTACAGATCTGTACTAGAGTATATAATGACTCAGTTAGAAGTGTATTTAAGAGTGCAGAGACTGATTTAGAAGATAATAGTGAAGAGGAAAAAGTCTAACCTATGTCTAGTCCATCACTACAAGAAATACTTAGTAGATTAAATATAAATGGTGCCACAACTTTAGGTGGCATCAATTTTCCCAACTATCTTGTATCTACTAATAACTCTGGAGTAATAGATGCAACCTTATTCACTAGTACCCAATCAGTATATCAAGTAACGACTATTGGTGGTGGATTAGGAAGTATTACTAGTCCTAAAACTTGTGAAATAGCTATATTAGATAGTTCTTCAGTCTATGTTTACTCCTTAAGTGGTTGGTTATTGATAAGCTATACTGGTTCTGGAGTATTACCTTTTACTGGAGCTGGGTTTTCCAGCACTAATGTTCAAGCTGCGATAAATGAATTAGCAGGGAAAACCTTGCTTAATACTGGAGGTACAATAACAGGTTTAGTCTCATTCACTAATAATCCTCCATTCAGTGTTTCTAATGCTAGTCTAGTAACTAATTTAACAGCAAATTATCTTTATGTTAATAGTGTAATTGGTAGTCAGCGAGGAGATTACTTTACTAATGCATCTAATCTAGTTAATGGTACTATCGGATCAAGCTTGCTTAGTGGTGCATATAATATTAGTGTGCAATCTGCCAGTACTGCTGTTACTGCTAATAATGCTCTACACGCTAATTCGGCTACTACTTTAGATACCGGACTACCCTTCAATCAAGTTACTGTAGGTGGCAATAACGCATTATCATCTACTAATACTACCTTAACCATAGTTGCTGGGGCTAATATTACATTAAGTTTAAATCCAGCTACTAATACCTTAACTATATCTGCTAGCTAAAAAATAAAAATGAGCTGGAAAACTTATAGAGAAAATTTCCCTACAGTTCTCCATCTTGTAGTCAAACTAAAGCAGTTCAATACTAGGCCCCTCCTACTAAAGAATAGGAGGGGCGCAAAATTATGTTTTGTTCCTTTTAGCCAGTTTTTCTGCCAAAGGTGCAGGAAGTTTCACTTTCTCTCTAGGTTTTTTGATTGTATCAGCAGCACACCAATCATACTTAAAAATCGCCCACATTATTTTTATGGAAAATACTATAACTACTACTTTAAATAACAAACCAGTTTCATATAAACCAGCTACTAGAATAAATAATGCCAACCAACCAGAGGAAGTTAACTTCTTGTTCATTTTCTTATTAGGTATAATTGCCTCTAAATGGTGTATAAACCATAATAAGAAACGAATGCGAATTTATCTACCTGAAACTAAAAGGTATTTGGCTCTAGCTTTGCAGCAAGAGTGGGGTGGGACGGTTAGTAGAATAAACCGTGATAAACACCATAATGTTATGTGGCAAATAACCAGCACACGTTCCTTACAAGCAATTCGGGAGGCAGCTTTAGCTATTAAAACCTGGCTACCTCCCGAATTCTATCAGCAATTAATGATGTTTCTACAAGAACATATCTAGGCCTTTTCAGGCTTTGATTTGTGACCGGTATTGTGATTAAGCTTTTGGGCTTTCCGATCAGCCAAACTCAACACTTTCTTACCATTCTTCTTCACACCCTTCTTAATCCACATATCCCGTTTAGCAACTCGTTTAGCCAACTGCTGCTTTTTATGACGGATAGTGACTGATTTTTGGGCTTCGTAGTAGGACCTTTTCCAACCTGATCCCTTTTTATGTTTAGGCATGTAGGAGAAGGTTATGATTTGTGCTGTTCAGATTCCTCCAACACCTTATCCAAATCCGCCATAGCCTCCTGCATCGAGTTGATTGGAGGAGGGGCAACGAACTTGATTTTGGGCTTGGATTTCACCTTGCTGAAGTTATAGCTCCCTTTAAACTGGTTGCGCCGGAATTCGTTCCGCTTCTCGTAATCCACGCCGATATGTACCTCCAACTCTCCTATATCGATATTACCATTCTTGGAGAGAAGAGTATGCACATTGCTGGGTGTCCATATTTTCTTCGGTTTACCGCAGAACCAGGCCAGGAAAGTCTGCTGGTCCTGGGATGTGATGATCGTAATCACATCACACTTCAAGAACCTGAACCCGGCTGCATGGGCTACATAGGAGTAGGTGTTATGCTCCGGATCATAGTCCTTGGCAATACCCAAAGATTTGCCCCAGTTCGCCTTTTCGATTTCCGCAATAGTAGCGATGGTGCTGTGACCTTTCCCCTTATAAGAATCCACCAAGTTGAAGACCCAGGCCATGTCACCATCAGCCGTAACAGAGGTCAAATTCTTATCCATACTGGTAGGATGAGAAATGACCTCCATAAACATGGCTTCTACTGAGAGGAAGTCAGTAACACCAACAACCGCAGAGCCTTCCCGGTATCCATGAGCTAGCCGGATTTTCTCAATTTCGAATTCCTCCTTGCTTTGAATGTTTTCCAGGTTGTTCACTGCATTACGATAAGCAGTGAGAATGACCTCTGTAAGAGAGGGTGTGACTTCAGTTTCCGGCAAGTTTTGTGTTTCCATATACTATTTTTGTTTGTGGTTTACTAACTTTGGTTTACTGGTTTTGTGTGTTTTGTGTGTGTTCCGTAGAATCATTAACTATCTGTTTAACCATCCGCTTCGCTAACTTTTTACCGGTAGGAAAATCTTCGAGAAGTGACCCGTAAAGCTGACCCCAGGCACTTTGCAAACCTTTCGTATGATTAAAAGGATCAAGAACAAAACATTTAGACTCTCCAGTATATACCTTACCAGTAACTGGATGTGTAAATGATACTTTGGTTGATCCGCCGTTAGGAAAAATATAATTAGTATGCCGGGCATAATTTTCAGCTATACCACCAGCAATTTCATTCAGAACATCCAATTCTCGTCTTGCATGAAGTTGATGTACTGGTTGAAGTACATCCTGGCACATACGCTTAAACTTTGAAAGGGCATGGACATATTGAGCTTTATTGGTTGCCCCCAATCTTCTCAATTTTTCCTTCCACACATTTGTCAATGATACACCATCCCAGTCACTAAACCGCTTTACTTCAACGTTTACAGTGTAATTCAATTTTTCCAGAGTAGTACGAATTGTGGTTGGCTTTTCCAGATTCTCAAAAATGTCAGCCAGCACAATCACATTTGTATCTGTAACTTTGCCAAGCCATTTCCTTTTTGCTGGTTTCTTTTGTTTGTCTTCTACTTTTTCATTCATAATTCATTTTGTTTGGTTGCTGCTATTGCTAGTTTTGTTGCTCCTTCTATTGTTTTTGCGGTTGCCAGGAATTGAGCAGAATGACAGAATATTGCCTCTTCTACTCCCGAAATTGCTTGAAGTTTTTGGTCAGTTAATCCTGCCCATTCTTTAGGAAATGGTATTCTAAGATTTTCCGGGCCATTACTTTGATTGCCATCCATTCTGACTGCTGTGACTACATGAGCAGTTTTTTCCTGGTTAGGAAATATTACATGGGTTATATGAGGATGGTCTTTTACCACATCATACCAAGTACAAAACTCCTCTAAGTATAAGAAAGGACTATGCTTGCTAATCCTAGCTTCGATATAAGGCTTGGCCAGAATCTCACTAGCCTTCTTTAAGATCAATCTAGTAAGCACAATACCAGCAGTACCAACCGCTAGTTTAAATGCATCATCATCTAAATCATAGCCTACTAAAGGAATTGGATTAAAACTACTTATAATTGATTGAATTGTAGCTACTTCACAAATGAGTTCTGAATGACTACTATTTCTAGCTACAATGTTTAGTTGACCTTGGTCCTGCCAATCAATACTTTTGACGAAGTTATCAACTTTATCAACAACATCAAATTCTAAGTTGGAGTCATAAATCTTTAACTTCTGCATACAATCATAAAGAAGATAACTTACAACTTGCCAACCATGAGCTAACCAGACTAGACCAAATGAGCTATAGAGTGTCCCATCCTCCCTACAACTATTAAATCCAGGTTGGTGATGATCAAACTTACCATTAAGAGCATCATACTCACCCCCAACGTCTACCAAATAATCAGCACCTATCCAATCAACAGGATCACGACTTCTTATTACCGTTACAGGGATCTCTTCAGAATAAAGTAGTTGAAGGGTGGCACAAGCAAATACTTCATCGGCGTGAAAAATTCCTGTATGGGTCACTATAGTTATTTTTTCAGTTTTTGGCTCTTCCATAAATCAGATTTTGGTTTTGATAATGTGTTCAACCAGATTGATTAACTTCTTATACTGCTTACCAAACTTATTGTTTTTATGAGTCTTTTCTACTTTGTTTTTGAACTCAGTCAAATTTCCTGTAAAACAACCACAATCTACTTGAACATTCTTTCCTACCCAATAAATGGTAGTTTGAGCGTTTCTAGAACCAATTTTAGAAGAAGTAAATCTTTGTGGGTTAGATTTGAAACCAATACAAGTAATACAACTTATACAATCTCTACAATCTCTACAATAATTACAACTATTACAATCTCTACAATCATAGCAACCATTACAACCTTTACAATAAATACAATCATTGCAATATCTACAATTACTACAATTATTACAACTACTACAATTATCACACCAACCACAATCAATACAACTAGTACAACCGGTTAGGGTAGGTGAGTATAGAGTAGCTAATTCTTCTGATAACCAGCTATTATTGTTTTCGTCATACCATCTATTATATCTTTTTGTTATTTTCATAGTATTCAAAAGCTTCATCTAATTGTTTTAAAGCCTGGTCACGTTTTGACCCTTCCTTATACTTGAGATTAATACCTTTATTACCAGTAAGTCCAATATACAACCATGCTTTAAGTAGATCTCTAGGTTGAGGTGATGGACTATCAAACTCATTATATGCATAATAATTAGTTATAGCTGATAAAACTAACCTATGTCCATCTATAAATATAATTTTAGAATTTTTCATTGTTTTAGTTTTGTTGCTTTGGTTGGAGACGGTAATAGGAATTGAACCTATGAAACTTGTTTTGCAGACAAGTGCTTTGCCATTCAGCCATACCGTCTAGGATTAAAATTAGTACAGTACTTCAGCTTACGTGATGACTAAATATTTAGCAGGAACGAGTATGAAGTACTGTAATATCATCATAATATTCGTGACCTATAATGATGAAAGCGGAGCCGTGGGCCGGATTTGAACCGACATCGGCCGAATTTACTTCGGTGCTCTTCTTATTGAGCTACTTTTTCAAAAGACATTAATTAGCTAGATTAACGCGCGCTCTAGCCAACAACGTACAGTTAATAATTCACGGCATTAAGGCCTGTCAAATAATGAAATTGACAGGGAAAGTGGTGGACGTGGTTGGATTCTCACCAACGTGTTTACTTCAAAACAATATGATTTCTACAAGCTTAGCCAGAATTTTAATACTAGAATAAGGAACTGACTCAACCTTAGCTATTCCAGTATTTTGTCCTTGTTAATTAGATTGTAATAGTACATAGACTAAACTATCACAACTCACTTATAGATTACGGTTCGTTAGTCCCATAAGTTTCAGACCAGGAACCGGTATTGGTTAAACCAACACTTCATTGACGGAGGGAACGAACTCATCCGCTTGCGCAGAAATCGCCATCGCTTCATCAAGAATGCTCATTTTGTTAGCATTTAACGTTTGCATTCATTTTTAGGTAGCCGAGAATGCTTCTACCGCTTGCTGTCATATCTTTCTAAAATAAGTCGATTATGTTACACGCCCATAAAGCATATAAGAAAATGTTACACTACTAAATTATAATATGCTAGTATAATTTAGTTAAAGAAGGATTTGATTCTATTAAAGAACTTATCCTTTATTTTTGTTATTCTCCTGATAATTGAATCAGGTTTTCGACTAAGGGGGCTTTATTATTTAGTGCAGGAGGTAGGATTCGAACCTACAAGACGAATCTAATATCTTCAATGCTACGTTCGTCGACGGAGACCGGCTACTGATTGAAGTCAGGTAAGCCTACTATCCGTTGCGTCTGCCAATTCCACCACTACCTGCAAAACTATTCCTTAGACTTAAACTTACGTAATTGATACTGAGAAACACTAGAATAGACCTTACTGAGGTTGTTGTAAATTGCTTCAAATATATCACCGAACAAATTCCAAAACACACTCCAAGGCCAATAAGCAATCCAAGTTATAATCTTAGACTTCCAATAAGACAAGGATAGCTCACTTTTTAAACTCATTAATTGAACTTCACTTAATTCATTGCCGTATGCTGTTTTAAATTTTTCTATTATTTTTGCAGAAAACTTGAACCACCGAAAAATGGACCAAAGCATTCCTATCACTAAATAACAGAAAGAATAAAGAATGACTGAACCCAAAGTTAAATGATGATGAATAGGTTCCCAACACATAAAAATCAAACTAGCCAGAACTATACTTCCAAATACTGGTTTATTGTGATCAATAGCGGCTGCCAATATCAGATTGGCAATTATGAGTAGCAACCAGAAAGCTAAGGTGCCAACTGCGAACAATGTGAATAAAGTATGCATATTGGTTTATTAGAATTCAAGACCGATCCCTGCCTGCCAACGAACTCCATTATCACTCCCACTAGTACGCCAACTCTTACCTGATTCTTGAGTAAACAAGTCATAATTAGCGCCGGCATAAGAATAGGTATGATCGTTAAAATACCATTGCAGCAAGATTTCAGGCCCGGTTCTCCACAAATCAGAAACACCAGCACCATAAACGTTACCTATACTCCAACCTCCGTTAAAGTATAGGTTCCTCCAAATCTGCTGGTTCCAATCTGCATCAATATCTGTAGCCCCACCAAACAAAGGCTGCCAGTAAATGCTCTGACTAGCACCAACCCAGATACTCGGAACCTGTTTGAACGGATCAATAGAGAAGGAGGTATCAAATCCTACTGTATTGTGGTTGTTATATGAAGTACCGGCACCACCAAATGTAATGTCGATCTTATTATAGTCAACACTACCTACATTAGTTTCACTCAATGTAGGCGGACTGAGTATAATTGGTGTGTGGTTAGTATTGGTTTCGGCCAATGTTGTAATTGCTGACAATATAGTAATTGCCAGCAAGATTGTAGTTTTTATCATTGCTTTTGTTTTGTTTTAGTTTGAATTTACTGGGATGATGGATTGTAGAATAATGACCTTAAAAAGCACCATCAATTGCTGCTTACTAATATTGTTACCTGTCAGATCAATTGTAACTGCTGAATGTGACGTTGCATCATCTACTAATGGCAACGTATCTTTATATTTTATCGTACCGGTCAATCCTGCAATCTTGGTATCAGTATCAAAGAAAGAGGATTCATCAGATGTTGATACACTAAAAGCTGCATCAGGATTAGGTAGAGGTTCATTAACTCTGATATCGAAGTCATATTCACCCAAACCATTTGATTCTCGATTAGGATCAGGAACCCACCTAAAAATACCAGCAATTCGATCAATTTTCACACCACTTATATCATTGTATTGAGCAGTCAGATTATTAAGAAACCAACATTTCTTATCATAATCATATAACAGCTCACCATTGACAGTAACGGAATCATAATAACCTAACGGGCCTTGACCAATTATGACTTGATTAAACGACATCTTATCATACTTCTTTAGTTGTACTGTAGTTGTCTTACCATTAATACATCTGGTAATGTTAATCAGGCTTAGACTATCAGCCCAATTATCCGGTTTATTAGGTATCTTGCCAGCAGCAGTTCCTTTAAAGTAGCTAGTAAATCCTCCAGCTTGTCCCATTGGTAGAATATCAAATACTAGACTACCTGAATCATAGTTATATACCCCATTATCATTAATAGGTACAATACCATGTAATGATCCAATATTCTTGGTTTGAGCAGGATTATGTGGGTTAACTACATCACAATCAACGTTATAAGCCAATGCTCGATGTTGAGTCACAGCCTTGCTCACCCAACCACTAATGATTTGTGGAGTGTCTTGAATAGTACCGTGAAATAAGACACTATTGGCTACGTTGAAATTCAGATTATACACATCCCTCACACCAGGTATGTTGGGTGAATTGAAGGTATTGAATTTAATGTCCATTGTCCCTTTAATGAATAAGGGTGAGGGAGGTGTTTGAGCCGATACTCCGAGCACAAAAAGAAGTGATAGGAGTAAGCTGTTGATTTTCCAAAGATGTGTGTTCATGTATTAGTTTTGTTGTTGGTTTTGGTCAGGCATAACAGCTTGACTATCTTGTTGTTGTTGAGCACGGTTTAAGGCCAAAGCTACCAAAATCAAGATGACTATGATAACAATTGACCCCATCAGTTTATAGTGTTTCATGTGATTTTTTGTTTAGGTATTCTCACGATGTCATTGTTACTAGTTGAAGTAACTTCCGCATCCCAAATCTCAGCATCTTTTAAGGCTTTAGGGGTTGAGCTAACAATAGCTTTCTGTTTATCCGCCTCTTCCTCAGCTAGACTGATCTCCAAACTACTGAATGCCTGATTAAGACTAGTCTGCACGCTATCCAGAGCTGTAGTAGTCTTTATCTTGGCAAAAATATCATTATCATTGAATCCAGCTGCCTCATTAGCTTCTCTAGCAGCTTGAGCTAATTGCCATTCAGCATCGACTCTTTCAATAGTCTTGCCAAACTTCTGCAATTCATCCTTAGCCGCCATTAATTTCTGGGTCCTGGCTTTATAGATTTGATGGAGTTTCACACTCTCATCCCGATAAGCTGCTGCTCTATCAGGATAGTCTTTAATAAAACCATCCAATTTACTGTCAAAATTCTTGCACTGGGCACCAATATTCTCTACTGCAACTTTAGCAGCATCCCACAATTTCTGCTTACGCTGCTGTTCCACTAATAGAGTTTCTACTGGGTTTTTATTAGCTTCAGCCCTAATAGCCTTCAACCTCCAATTAGCAAATTTCATGCCGATATAAGGCCAGAAGTAGAGGGTGGAGTAACTGATACCGAAAGCAACTATCATACCCACCAATCCTTGGATAATGGTGAATATAAATGGAGCAACTATCAATGCGGTTAAGCAAAGTCCTCCAATTTTTACAATTGCTTGAATTCTTTCTTTACGTTGTTCTGGTGTTAATGTGTTCATTATTTGTTTTGTTTTGGCTGTTGTTCAAAGGAGGGAGTGGACCCTTAGCACGGTATCCACTCCCCATAATTATATTTCAGATATAACGTCTAGGCTAATCAACTTATTAATCACAATGCAACAAATGTTTAACTTAATCATAACGCTCTACCGCTAAGCTACCGGGCAATTCTGTGAAGTGGAATAAAATGGCTGCCCAGCTCGGATTTGAACCGAGGTCTTTACTTTAGTACATCTGTTATTGTAATTAACTACCTAAACTAATTTTGAACTTAGGGTGAAAACTTGAGCTTCAACCTTATCTTTAACTTTAACTTGAGCTTGAGTTGCAGAGCATAGTATATCTATGTCTCTGCTCACCCAAATTGTTTGATCACTTACCAAGGATGTATTTGACTATGTCCTGGCCGATTTTCTCGCCCACAACATCAATATTGTTGGCGCGTGCTTGTGCTGACTTGATAGCGGCCACCAAGTCCTCACAACGAGACAAAAGATCACTTTTTTCAGCTGGTGTGAGCATGCCAGACCACTCCGTTTCATGCTTATAACCTATTATCACATCCCTTACTTCTTTCGTAGCCTGGGCCGGATGTTGAGCTGTGGCAGGAACCAGTACGAAAGGATAGAACTCCTTGGTAGTCCTGGAAGTGACCCGAGGTTCAGCTTTATAAACATCTTCACCTTGATCATGGTCAGGCTTGAAGTTTTTGACTGGATCAAGAGTTGGGATCTTTTCGAGCAGACTTTTGAAGGTCTGAATATGCTTTTCAAGTTCCAGCAGACCAGTAGCCGGAATGTCCTTGAGTAGAACTGTACCATCCACAATTACATCTGCCTTAGCCAGACAATTTGTGGAATTGATTCGATTACAGACATCCAGAACATTAGCAAAATCATTGCCGATCCAGCTCAGTTCTTTCCGTACTGTAGTTTGCCGCTTCACGTTCTTCTCCACCACATCCTGTTGATTTTCGCCCAAAGGTTTGAATATAACATGTTCTTCAACAAAGTGAAGGTGCTTCTTAGTGAAGAGTTCAGTCAAGTCACTGATTAGCTTTGTGAGCTTACCAACGACACCTGACTTTACTGCCAGGATTTCATGTAGTTTAGCCATAATTAGTTTGAGTTTAATGTTTAGTTTGAGTTTTAGCTTAGTGTTAGTTCAGGAATATACTTCCCGTTCTTCGTTTCTTTTTGTTTCACCAGTTCCTTTACAGACTGGACATTTTTGCTTGTTTCTTTTGTTGGTTACGTGATGCTTGCCAACAATCCCTCTCCCACCACAATTAAGGCAGGTGGTTGGTACTTCGACTAGTTTTGTGTGTTTCATGATTTTAGTGTATTACTCCAAAATGTTTAAGGCACCAGAAAATAAAGTAAATAACCCCGCACAGTATAGTTAAATAGATTGTTACTGTAATCACCCAACCTAAAATTAGGTATTTGATCGCTTTTTTCTTGTAGTCAAGCATAGTTTTAGTGTTTTGTTAAATAGTTTACTAACATAAGTATCAAGGTTCCTCCAAGCAATACAAGAAATAGTTTTAAAACGAAATAAGGATATTTATTTCGGTCCTGTATAGAATTGACGTTATGATGATAATCTTTACGATCTCTACAATATGTACAACCACTACAATTATTACAATCACTACAATGACCACAATAACTACAATCAATACAACTACTACAATTACTACAATAAGCACAACTACTACAACTACTACACCATCTACAATAACTACAACTACTACAATCACTACAACATCTACAATTAGTTAGGGTAGGTGAGTGTAGAGTAGCTAGTTCTTCCGTATCCCAACTATTATCGTTTTTGTCATACCATCTATTACCTCTTTTTGTTAGTTTCATAGTGTAGTAGTGTAAACTGCAAGTGTATTGCTAAAGAATTGTTCATAAGGCCAGGTAACCATATAATTAGTTCTGGTCCAAGGATTGTAAAGACCGTGTTTTAATACTACATATGTACTAGTAAAATAGACTAGACAAGCATGTGGATTGGTATTGTAATAACCAACCCAAACATAAGGTTGATTAAATTTTATCTTACCTACGAATTTTAAAGTCTGTCCAGTCTGTTTAAACCAAGCTGCTTTTATAGCAGTCATTGGTTCATTAGTCAGATTCCATGTACTAGCCTCAATATCCATGTTAAGTCCCTCTGCTGCAAACATGGATAGAGTAGCAGGCCCACAAAAAGGTTGGGTTTGTTCTTGATAACTAGGTGTAGGAATGTGTTTAAATTGGTGAATTGAGATGAGCCAGGCTACAAAAAATCCACACATCCAACCAAAACACATTAATAGACCAGAAATTGTTTCCTTTTTCATCTTTTAGTAGGGAGTGAGAGAATTACAAATCCGATAGCGGCTAAAACACCACTAATTCCATCTTCAATCAGTTCTGCATCTGATTGTGGAAATATTTTGGAACCATGGAAAATTGTTTCGGTTAAACAATAATACAAGCCCATAAAAACAACCAACCAGCCTATAAAATTAGAGTTTTTCATAAGCAGCATATTCATGATAATCCACTTCAACAGCTTGCGTACATGCAAAGCTTTGATGCTGAATTATAGAAATTAACAGTTTATAAATATTAGGTTTAATCATATGTTTATATTCCAATTAACATTCGGTCAAAACCATCCTTTCTAAGATAGTTATAATGCTTTAGTTTTCTTGTATTCAATTTTTTACCTACATTTCGTTCCAATACTGTAAGTTTTACTCCAGCTCGTGTAACTTCCATGTTAACTACATTACCGAATGCATATATTTGTCCGTCCGTGTTAAACATCTGAACTAATTTTAAGGTTTTGTATGGCATATTTAGTTTATTGAACTTTAACTTCATTCAGTTTAGTCCTCTTTGTAGTTGATGTTGCTTAAATAAACCTGTATTCGCCTTAATTAAGTCAGCTGCCTCAAATGGTGAAATGGCCTGACTCGCACCAGCTTGTCTAAGGAATGCTCTAGTAATTTCCTTCTCACTACTTAATTCTGGAGCAATTCTAAGCATTTGTTGGTAAGCATCTACTACATGATGAGTAGGAAACTTACTTATAATAGGATCAGTAGCTACAAGTTCTTGTAGTAATAATGCTCTATCCCTGTTCGCTTCAGGAGTATTAGTACTGGCACTCAATTCTGGTTTACCTTGTTTATCCTTATAACCTGAAAAGCTTTTAGTTATATTCATGAGGTCAATTGCAGACTTAATTCTACTATCAAACTCCTCCTCTACCGCAGCTTTCTTTTCAGCAATACAAGTCATAACCGGATCTTCAGGGTCAGCCTTGGCAATCTTACTTCTTTCTGCCTTGATAGATGCATCGACCTGGGCTAACAAAGAATCAGTATCTGCTATCTTTTCTATATCTTGTTTAAACAATCCTTTAAAATAACTCTGTTCAAAATTAAGGTTATAGGCTGCATCTTCTGACTTTACGGTAGCTTCTTTAAGATATGTTACACTATTAATAAACTTATCATATAGTTCAGTTTCATTACATAGTGCAGCTAATTTAATGTTGGAATCATGAACACCTCTTTCTTCTTTTAGATTAGAGGTTTTATATAACAAATCCAAATATCCATTACTAGCATTACCATACTTACTAAATACGCTAGTTTCAAATTCATGCCAGGCAGATCTACAATCATTACTCTCAGCGAATTTTCTAAGTATATTGCAGAAGTTTTTATTTACTTCAAATTCAGCATCTAATCTATCTGCTTCAGCATCATAGGCTTGTTTTTGTAATTTACTAATATATTTTACACTCTTATCATAAGCACCAGATTTACTTAATTCATTTTTACCTACATCTTCAGTAAGTATTAGTTTAGCATAAGCTTCTTTATAAGGTCCTGGCTCCAAATATCTTGCAAATTTAGGAGCAGTTTCTTGGATTTGAAAAGAAGAGAATAGTTCTGATTCCAATTCTGAGGCAGTCTTTTCTTTTCCGCTATATATATCTTCAGCAACTTTGGCTGCATCAACTATGGGAAAATCATCAGCTTTTGAGTCTGGATGCTTCTTAAAGTGATCATAGTGCAAAGCTACATTAATAGCTTCACAACTACGCTTAATAAAGTTATGATTAAGTTCCAGTGATTTAGCAACCTTAGTAGCTGCTTCTTGAGGTGGAGTACCAGTATTTATCTCAGTAACTATCTCATGGACTGCAAATTTTACCAATTCTTCAGGTGTGCGCATAAAAGTGTTTGTTATATCTATATTAATATGTTATATAATTCTAGTCAATTCATTAAGGCTTTACCTCCAACACATCTACATATGAAGGATATTTGCCTGGATTCTCTAATAACATCATTTCTCTTAAGTTTTCCATTAAAGTATTATCTTCTACGGTAAGACTTACAGTTTCATTGATACCCAACTCTTTTTCTATTCTTTGAGCATTCAACCTCATTACTGCAGCCCTTTGTTCAAGTTCAAGTCTGTGTAGATTAGCATTAACATAACCTACTACAGAATTATTAAAGATAACTGATTCTTTAAGACTAGTTATGGCAAATCTCTGATCCATTAAGTTATCCACACCTGCTCCAGCTAAATAAGACTTAACCTCATCCCTTTCATCTTCAGTTAATACTTGATGTCCCAATATACTTCTTAAACCCAGTTCTCCTAAATCATAAATACGCTTAAATGCATGATAATCAGCATCATCTATCTCTTTATTATTGGCTAATTGTCTTAAGCAACTATATTGAACTAACTTATCTTTAGGCCAGCCAGAATAGTCAAAGAATATTAATCTTAAAGCTTCTATGAATTTAACTGGCTTATACCATTGTTTAGCTAGTTCTATATCTGTTTTATTACCATATATACTATAATTTAACCATTTACAATTAGTCTCATTAGTCTTGGTTTTATAGAACTTTATAGCTTCTGAAATATACTCATTAGCTTCATAGTTATAGCAATGAAAGATAAGTTTTTGAACATAATCGTCATTAATCTTTTTAACCTTATTAATGTTCCAGTTAATCATCCCTGCCCGGTTATTATTGAAAGTAACTTTTCTAACCCTATTATTAAAGTATCTTTTATCCCAAACTTTTATAAGTTGTTGATAAAGTAAGGCTGGAAGCTTGTTATATAATTGTTTAATATATATAGGTAGATCATAAGAATCTACAGGAACGATACCATTAGAAATTAAACGCTTTAAATTGCCTGAGTTAACACCGGGCTGGGAACAGAACTTTTCAAATCCAAATCGTTCAGGGTAAAAAGCTAATTGATATCTCCAGGAAGGGGATTGAAACTGAGTCCCCATCTTGCTGATTGGAACTATAGGTAAAAGCATGATTACTATCTGATTCCATCTAATTAAATACTAAATGGTTTATTATTTAGATTTGGAACTACTCCCGGTACTTGAGATATTGGATTTTGTTGTCTGAACTGGGAGAGTAATTGGTAGAAAGGGAGTTGTTGTGCTCCTGATTGATTTTGTGGTTGTGAAGGTTGAGCTGGTCTAGTAGCTTGAGGTCCTGGTTGATTCATTGCAGGGTTAGGTTGTGACATATTACTCATTGCACCTAAAGCCGGAATTTGACCACCTTCTCCTAACGCTGCTTTTATAAAACCATTAATATATGCATCTTCTATTGTCATATTATATATCATTTTTAGATTGGTCATTAGAATTGATATCCATATTTGGCATCTGTTTTTTTAGGAAGATTACCAGATCTCCTAAATTATTAAATACATTTTTAACTAATTCAATTAGTTCTGGAAGTTGATCTTTGCCGAACAATTCATCAAATTCATCAGTATTCCAATAAGTTAAAAACAACATTTTACCAAGTTTATCTAGAGCCGATACAAAGTTAGGCACGTATTCCTGTATTTTATCTCCAGAATTAGTATATTTAGCCAATGCACCAATAGTCTGGGTATCGAATATTTCTTTTTGTCCTTGTTGAGCTAATTGAACTGCATGATTGATTGTACCGTCTAATTGTGCTTCATCAGGCTTAACCCCCAAACCTTGCTGTGTAGGATCTTTGGTATACCCATCACTACAATCATGCTGGTCTACCCAAGGAATGCCATAATAAGTAGGTTGCCCAGCTTCATTACTTTCCGGAGTTTCATCTTGTAGAGTTAAAGTATGGTCACCTAACACAGATATTTTAACCATTCCTTCTCTTTTCTTATTAGGAATTAGGTCAGCCAAAACTGCCTCTGCATCCTTTTCTCTCAATCCAATATCAGTAACCATTGCAATTTTAGCTTCAAGTGGATTTGCATAAGTTACTTTTGCGCCAGCTACATTAAGGAAGAAGTCACTACCATTTGTGTGTAAAGTTAACGGGAAAGTATTGTTCTCTCTAAGGAAACTAGTTAGATAACATAGACCACCAGGTTTGCCAGACTTGATTTCAGACTGCTGTTTCTGACCCTCCATTCTCTGTTTATCTTGTTGTGTCTTGGAAGCAGAATAATCTATGTCAGGACGATAATAAGAACTTAAATGTATTTTAAGCAATTTGAATCCTTTAGGAACATAGACAGCCTTATTACGATGTTCTAGTTTATCCCCTGGTTTTTTAGTAAGTACCAATA